GAGAGATAAATTGCTCTATCCCTACACCACTTTTCAGTAGTATCTATTAACCACTGATTCTCTACAACAGCATCACTTAGAGAATTATTAATATCCCTAACCTCTGCAATCTCAGACTCTGTTAAGTCTGTTCTATTTTCTGTCTCAATATTAAGTGCTTCAATTGTAATTGAAGAACCATACTTTACAATGAATTGAGTTATCTCTTCAAAGATTACCTTTTCAGTTCTTTGTTCAAAGTATTCTGGTTTTATGAAAGGTATAACCTTTCTAGAATACTCTTCATTATAAATTAAATTTCTGAGAATGGTAGTCTCAATTCGTTCCATAAGAGAAGTGTTGGTTCGCAACAGCATCAAGCTGTTCCATTATATCATCAGTAAAGTATTCTGTTGGATTTTTTAATATTTCCTTCGCATATATTTTCTTACCATTCATCTCATATCTTCCTGCAACATTCTTCCACATACCACCAAGTTCTCCTAATTCTAGGAGACCGTAGTACCTATCAAGTCCTCTTTCATCATAATAAAGACGTATCTCTACTTGTTTATTTTCTTTTGAAAGTCTTGACTTTGCCGTCTTAGCTTTAATAATGTTACCAACAACTTCCGTCTTATCCTTTTCCTTTTTCTTTGTGAGATAAATGATCGTAGAAGCGGCATATTTGAGACCAGAGCCTCCTCCCATTTCTTTAGTAGGGACATAGGAACCAATGACATCGTAGGTATGATTTGTAACTATAAGTGGAATATTTGCTTGTCCAAGTTTCAGAGTTAGCATTCTGAAAGCACCTTTAACAAGTTGGGATTTGGTCATGTCCCTAACCTGTTTATCATCTAGTGCATCTCTTATCTCTTTCTCTGTGGAAAGCATACCTAAAGAGTCTAACACAAACATACAAGGTTTGCGTTCTTCTTCAGATGTTTTCAAGTATATATCTACAGCACGAAGTGCCTTACTTCTAAATTCTTCAATAGTAACAACATTAACCACAACAAGACGATTCATATCAATCCCACGAGATTCAAGTAATCCCTTATTGACTGCTGCTTCAGTATCAAAATAGAGGCAGTAACCATCAGGATTACTATCCAAGAAGTTCTTAACAACAGCAAGGGAAAAATACGTTTTACCAGTACTGCTTTCACCAGCGATGGCAGTAATACGATTGCTAGATACGCCACCATAAATGGAACCCGACACCAATCCATTAAAGATGTATGAACCTGTGTCGATGTATTGTTCGTTTTCTTGGATGTCTGCTGCGACTTGGGTGTATTCGTCACCAATCTCTTTTACAACTTCTTTCAAAAAATCCATAGTTTAAATATCACATTCATTAAAATTGACTTCATTAAGAACTGATCCTTGAACTTCATATTCTTCCTTAATCATATACCCTCTTAAAAGATGATATAGTCTAGTATCACCTCCCAATGCCAGAGCATTTACAATTGTTTTCAAATCTTTCTGATCGATAGGTAATTCCATTAGGAGAAAAATAGTTCTAGGTTTACAGTTTTTTCCACATTCCAACCAATTGCATCCAATATGGTTCTCAGTGGTTCTACGAAACTCTTGTCAAATTGTAAGTCATAATCAAGGTATTTGTCAAGACCGAGTTCGTGAGGGAAGTCTTGAATGAATGAGATAACATTTTCTTGAATAATATTTGGTTTCTTTAAATATAGAAACTTTACTTTCTCACCGTTACCAATGGGAGAGTATTTATTATCCAACTTTTTCTGCTTCACATAGTGATTGAAAAGCAATGCACCCCGTATATGTATAGGAGTTCCTTTTGAGTATATTGTAGAATGTGCTCTATACTTTTGCAGATTATTTGCTGTTCTTGGAAAAGCAATATCTTCTGGTGGAAGTGCCTTAAATTTCTTACGTGACTCATCAATAAAATCAATTACTTCTTCTTCAGTTCCATTCATCATAAGTTTAAGAGCATCTTTAATCATTGCTCTACAAGGTGCTGGTGTGGAGGATTTAACTGCCTCAATACCCATCATCTTGAGTTTAGGTTCTTCATATCGAACACCCTCACTATCCCATACATTTAGGATGTATCTTTTCTTAGCAGTCCAGATACCACGTTCAGCAATATTCTCCCTCTTCATAACCATCTTCTGGTCATAGGCATTTACGTAGTCGGCCAGTTCTTGGTAAGAACCTTCAATAAAAGGCTCAAATTCATTTTCACACACCTTATTAAGGAACGTGACAACGCTTTCATTAGTTTTCTCTCTTCCCTCGTATACACGGTCAACCAAAGGACCAAGATTAAGGTAAATGGAATCAGTATCCGAAGCAATAACATAATCAACACCTTCTGTTTTTAAGATCCTATTGATCTTTTGATTCATTTTATTTTCTATCCAACGTATGGATACTTGGCCAGACAGAGTAATGGCTTCTGCATTAGCAAGTTTGTAATACCGAAAGTACTGATTGCCGATAGCACCATAAGCAGAGTTGAGAGATATCTTCTTCGCCATCTGAATATTGTTACATCGAGCAATCTCCTTCTCCAATGCTTCCGTGGGAGTCTTCTCATACTGCTGCTTTGCCTGAAGCATCTTCCTCTTGAAGATAACTCTATCCCCGTACATCTTGTCCATAAGTTCAGGCAAGAACCCACGCACATCCTTCCTATATTGTGCTCCATTCGCACAAACTGCATAATCTCCATCAAACTCACACTCCTTATTTAAGATCCCTTCAACGCTCGCACTGGGATGTCTAGTCTCCCTGATGGTCTCTGGACTGATATTATATTGCATAATAAGATGAGGATACAGACTGTTGAGGTCAAAACTAACCACCCAATCATACTTTCCTGGAATCGGTTCCTTGACATAAGCACCTGCGTATTTGTCGTTTTTGTCAGATCTATTCTTAGGAGGAATAACTATATTCCTGTTCTTCAAATAGTTATAGATTATGGTATCCCACATCCGCACTTGATAGAACACATCCTCATAGTTCACCTTGGCTTCATATGCCATAGTAAGAGCGAGTTCAATCAACTTCATCTTGCTTTCCATACGGTCAACAAGTTCCACGTCAATTATATTATACTCTACAAACTTTTGCCAACCCTTTGTGTAGAAATCTTTAAATGTATCAAACTCAGAGTGATCTAATTTCTTCTGTCCCAGTTCTACACTAGCAATATAATCCAACCTATAAGACTCTTGTGCTTTATAAGTAAACTTCTTATATAAGTCTAAGTAGTCCAACTGTGATACACCACCAATATCATAAGATATTTGTTCACGTCCCATGATAACAGTTCTATTTTCTGTTATCAGTCCCCAAGGAGACATTCTCTTCATTAACTTCTCACCAAGGATTCTTTCAATCCTACGGCACATATATGGAATATCATATAACTTACTATTCCATCCAGTAATAACTTCTGGTGTATTCTCTTCTATCATCCACCAGTTAATGAAATTACTTAGAAGTTCATACTCTGTTCTAAATGATTTGTATGTTACATTCTTCTGCTTATTCTTAAATGGACCTAAACCCCAAGTAATTATTTGTTTAGTAGTATAATCTTGTATTGATATAAGAAGTATTTCTTCAGCTGCAGATTCTACATCAGGGAATCCTTGCTCAGACTTAACCTCAATATCAAGAGTAACTAATTTAATCTTCTCAATATCAAACTTTAATTCTTGATCTGGATACTTATCCGAGATGTACTGATATATAAATCTCTCATTACCATAAACATTAAAATTTTCAACACCATCATATCTCTTTATAAACTCCCTACAATCACGTACACTACCTGGTTCAATCGCTTCTACAGGATCACCAGTAAGTGTTTTATATTTTGTTTTCTTTTTTGAGTCAACAAAAAGGGTTGGATAAAACTTCTCTCTGGTGGCAAAATGTCTTCCATTTTCATAACCACGAACCAAGAAGTTGTCTCCAACCATCTGAACGTTTGTATAAAATCTCATGTGTTTTTATTAACAAGCCCCAAATATTTTTCAAGAATTTGAGGTGCAACTTCTGCAAGTGTAATTATCTTATCAGAACTTATCATAAAAGTATTGTCATGTGTAAATGAACTTAACCATTTAGTAAGAGTAACTTTACCTTCTTCAATTGTAAATTTATCCTCAGTAGTGTGCATTACTACTGGATTGATTAACTTACAATCAGGTTCTCCAATTTCAGAACCTACTTCTTCAATCTCACTCAACAAGATCTCCTTGCTGGTCAACACTATCAGTTTGATTACTTTGTCCATTTGTTTTCTCTAAGTACATTTTTTCAATTGATTCCAAGGGTTTAACAATAGTAACCACTTGATCAAGAGGAATTGGTATTTCATTTTCAGAAGTTGCTAAAATCCATGGAGATAAGGTAATCTCAATAGAAGTTTGATTACTCCCATCTTCCGATAAAGAAAATCTATTAAGTTCTACTAACTGTGGATTAGTAAGTAAATAAGCAACGGGTTTATCACCAGAAATAACTTCTTTAATTTCGGCTACTATTTGCTCCTTACTCTGTAAAACAATAATTTTAAGTGACATAATTTAATCCCATCTTGTAACTGTTAATTCAATGGAGTTATCATCCATTTCCCATTCTTCTTCTATAACAAAACCTTGTTCCTTTACAGCATCATGAATTGTAAGTCTAGCATACTGTTGAGTAAGTTTTTCAAGGAATCTTTCTATTGGGATATCCTTTTTCCATGTTTGCCTATCAGCAACAAGTTCATACTCACCTGTTTTTTCATTCAATCTAAATCCAATATCAACACCAATAGAAAATTCAACCTCAGTAGTAGGATGTTCTTCTGCATGAGATGGATTTGTTATAACAAGATCAACCACTGCCATTCCTAAATCAGAAGGATTATTAACTCTTTCACCTAATCTTTCAAGACATTCTATTAGAATAGATTTATCTTTAAGCTTGGTCTTGATTGTGCTGAAGTGTGACATTTTTTTGTGTGTTTTGTTGCTGGTAAAATTCTGGTTTAGTTTCTACATAGGTAACTTCACCAATTCTTTCTTCTATTAATTTAGTTAAGTCTTGACAGGCATTACCAACAACACCTATCACTTCTTCTGTAACTAATCCATCTTGTCTGATGGTAAATTTAAGTTTTGTTTGTTCTGGCATAGTTAAAATTGTTTTGGGTGAGTTACTACATCACCATGAATTTCACCAATATCATCGATATGTGCATGATCGATCTTCTCAATATGCAGATGTTCTAATGCATGAGCAATTCGTTCAAGTGCTGATGCAATTCTATTAAACTCATCACTCATAATAAAGTTTTATCTGTATTAATTATACCAATAAAAAAGAGGGGTGTCAACTGGATTGTGCCAGTTACCCCTCTGTCTGCGGCGAACGATATTCGCTTTTATTTATAGATACTCTTTTCGTGAGTGATGCTCTGGAACTATCTTATTCAACTGTACGGTGAGGAGTCCATCTGTAAACTCGACGGATCCAACCTTCGTATCGTCGGAGACCGTCCAGACTCGTTCAAAATTTCGTTGGGCCAATCCTTTGTGGATAAACGTTCCATCAACTTTCGATTCTTCTTTACTGCCTTTGACATATAGTTTTCCAAACTCCGTATAGACTTTGAGTTCATCTTTCTTAAACCCCGCAAGTGCGACTTCGAGTTTCGACTCATGATTATTTACTTGTATTAAATTATATGGTGGATAGTTTGATTGTGGTGATTCAT